CTATACTAATACCCCTTAAAGTTACTGCTCGGACTCGAACCGAGAATCTACTGGGTTGCAACCAGTTGTGTTACCAATTCCACCACAATAACAAAAGCTGACGGTGAGATTCGAACTCACTTGAGGCTGTTTACAAGACAGCTGCAATCCAATTTTGCTACGACAGCATATGGAGCGGTCGGGGATCGAACCCGAAGTCTCTTGATTGCAAGTCAAGTGCATTACCAGTTATGCTACCATCCCAATAGCGAGTACCAGATTTGAACTGGTGGTCTTTAGGTCATGAGCCTAATGGGATACGGATAAATCCTCCAAACTTCCCCAACTCGCTATACGTTGCCACTAGAAATCGAATCTAGTCCTCAAGATTAACAATCTCGTGCATATACCAATTTGCTATAGCAACATTATGTTTTTAATTATTGCCTCAATCAAGGCTTAGAAATCATTGGCAATATTTTTAATTGGTGGACCAACTACATAAAAGCATATTCGCATTATTTAGTGTAGTCGTGTTTACCATTTAAATTACCAAAATCTTATTGTTATCGGTTGATAATAATAAGGAGTTTATTATATATAAGCTACTAAAAACAACTAGTATATAAACCTTTCGGTTTTATACTCTTTTATTTAATTTTATTTGTTTATTAATTTTTTTAATGCTTTAATAATTTTTGATTTTTTCCAATAAGCTTTAATCTCATCTTTAAAACCAATCTCAACTGCCATATCATTAAGCTGGTCTTTAGTCATCTTTTTAAGATTAACTTTTTCATCTTCAGTTATTGCTCTACATGCATCTTCTTCAATTTTTTCTAAATCTTTAATTAATGAATCCTTAGTATTTATGTCTTCATCAACTGATTTTTCTTCAACTAGTTCTTCAATTAGTTCTTCAACTAGTGTTAGTCCATCCATTGGTTGAACTCCCTCTAATATTTTATTTTCTACTTCTTTTGCTTTTTCTCTTTTTTCTTTTATCATATCACTTATTGTTCTCATTTTATTACCTCTATTCCTTTTTTATCAAAAAATGTAAGACCAAAGTCTTTAGAGTTTCTTGTGATTATAACTTTTTTATTTTCTATTGCCAAAAAAGGATGCTCCATTGTTTAGTTCCCTCATTATGTCTGCTCTCGCATCCATAAGGATTATGGTTTTTTCTTTCTCTGGTAATGAATCAAACTCTGCGTTTCTTATTCTTTTTATCTCTGTTTTCATTCTGTTTCTTCGCTTTCTAACTTTGATTAAGCATTCTTTGCTACAATATTTTTTTAAGTAATGTGCATTAGGCATTAGCTTTCCACATTCAACACATTTTTTATCTGGTCTCATTTTCTCTCACTATATCCCAATCATATCTATAAAAGGCCTCTTGCTTGAACAAGCTTTCACCCCCATTGCTAATGAAATCGCTGTATCATCATGGCTACTTTTTGATAAATATTTTGTATTTCCACCTTGTATTTTTTCTTCTTTAAAACCAATTAGTTCATTAAATAAGATGTTAGTATAAGTCATAGTTAAGGGGCATTCTGGGTCTCTTGGTATTATTAATTTAGCATCTTCTATTGCTATTTTTAAAGCTATAAGTAATTGTCCCCTGGCAATACTATGGAATGATTGTTCAACTACTGGAAGAAATTCTTTTCTTAAATCTTGTAATACTGCAGCCCCTATTCCATTTGGATCTAAAATTATTTGGTGACAATCGTGTAATTTGTAAAGTGATGTTAATCTTTTAACCTTTGCACTCTTTGGATAACCTTTGTGCCTTTCACCATGTTTTAAATAAATATGATTATCTAATAATTCTACAATGGTGAATGCATCAAAATCTGCTCTTGGCCCTTTTGCTACTGCAAAGTCTGCTGCAAGAACCCTATAACCTTTTTCTCTATCTAATGGTTTGGATTCAAACCTTGAGTTTTCGTCGAAACAATTAACAATATCTTCAGAAGGATAAATTGGGTTTTCTGCTTGTGCAGTTGAGTTTAATAAGTATTCTTGTTGGAATGCTCTTTCACCAGATGTTCTTCTTATTTTTTCTATTTTACTCATTGGGTATTTTTCTTCCCAATTAGATTTTCCTTTTTCATTTAAAACTGGAACTTCAAATGTTACCCATTCTTTATTATTTTTAAGTTCATAACATAAATCAGTTGGTTGTTCTGGTGTGGTCATACAGAGTTCCTTTGCGTCTCTCATGTGACCTGTTCCTTCAATAACTCTGTGGAAAATAGAGTAACCTTCATCATCAACACATTTACTTGATTCATCAACAATTATGTAGTCTGTTCTTAATCCTGCAATTGTTGGTTTATATGCTTTAGTATACACGTTACATTTTGTAGAAGTTGTCATGTATTCTTTATTCCAAGTATCTTCTCTTGAATCTGGTCTTAGTTTTTGTAAGAACTCATTGTCGTTAATGTGGGTTTTTATCCTTTCCATAATTTTCCAAGCAAAATCTCTTGAGTGGCTTGTTATTAATATTTCTAATCCTCTATTGTACCACATTAACCAAAGAGTATACATTACAGCCATTATTTCTGTTTTAGCGGATCCCCTGTGTGCAATAAGATTAACTTTACCATACTTCTGCATAGCATTAACCCATTCTTTTGCAAACCAACTTAGTGTATAACCAGAAACTTTTTCAATCCAATATACTGGATTTATATAACCTTTTATTGCAAATAAACTATATTCTTCGTTACCTAAAACTTCGTTTATTGTTCTCATATACTTACTTAAATTACACTCATATATAAACTTTACGGTTTATTTTGTGATTAAAAAACCGAAACATTTATATAGTAGTTATGTTTAGTTACCCTTATAGTATATATTATTGGCTACTAATATGGGAAATAACAAACTAGTTACTAAAATAAAACAATTCTTTTCAGACAGAAAATATATACTTTCTTTTATTAAACAGTTTCTAATAATTGTTATTGTTTATGGCATACTTTTTAATTTCGCATTAAATTCATTATTTTATTTAACATTTAATATACAAAATATTTTATCATTAGGTTTTTTATCATACTTCTTAAAAGAAGAAATACCTGATGTTGTTAAATCTTGTAAAATTTAAGAGGTAGTACACAATGAGAACAATTTCCAGGCTATTATTTAATAGTAAAACGGCAGAGCTAGCTATTCCAACAAACCCACAAGCTGACATTATGGGTGGGGCTCCTAAATCTATAAAAACTTCTGAAAAAGAATATAATCGTGTAGAGCCAGAAGAATTAGAATTAACATATATGATAAACCCTATAGTTTTTAATTCTATAAATAAGATAACACAAACAATTATGAGTGCAGATCATAAGATAAGTGCAAAGGATAAAAGTGTTCAATCATTCTTTAGAAATTTTACAGAATCACTTGGGACAAGGGGTTCAGAGATAACTTGGGATGATTTGTTATCACAGACTTTTAAGAATCAATGTATTTTTGGAAAATCATTTGTTGAAAACATACTTAATAAAGCTGGTGATAAAATAGTTGATTGGGATATGTTAGATGTTAAAAGAATTGAGTACGCGAAGGATGCGGAAGATAATGTTGTTTTAGATAAACATGGTAATCAAGTTGGTTACTTTCAGATTTTTCCAGATGGCACAATTGTTCCAGATGCAGTAATTAATAAATCAAAATCAGAAGCACCAGAAGGAGTTGTTGTTCCAGATAATGCAATTTATTTAAGTAAGAAAAGAGTTGCACAATTTAAATTATATAATGTTGGTGATGGATTTTATCCAATAGGCTTAGTCGAACCAATTTATAAAGTAAGTCTTAGAAAATTAAACATGGAGGATGCTCTTGCAAACGCAATATATAGGCACGGTTTCCCAATAGTTTATGCAAAGCTAGGTGATGATATGCATGAGCCAACACCACAACAAATAATTAATATGAATGGTAAGTTAAAGAATATTAATTTTAGACAAGAAATTACCACACCTTACTATTATGACTTAAAAATATTAGAATCCCAAAAGGCAGAGAAACTTAAGGAACATTTAGATTACTTTATAGAACAAGAAGTTTCTGGCCTTGGAATCCCTGAGCCTTACGCTACAGGAATAGGTAGGGATACTAATCGTTCCGTATTAGATAATCAATCAAACTTGTTTAGGCTTACGCTTAGAGATATTGTGGAAAAAACTACAACAGCCATAAGGTTACAATTATTTGCACCACTTGCAAAGGCTATGGGATTTAAAGAAGTTCCAACAATTGATTGGGACATAATTGGTGTAGATGAACAAGATAAAAAAGCTAAAAGAATTATTGAATATGTTAAAGCTGGGATATTTAGCTCACAAGATAAAGATGTAGTTAATTTAATAAGGGGGATGGAATATTTGGGGACAGATTTAGATATTGACCCGATTACTCCAGAAGATGAAGAACCGCAAAGCGAAGATGGTGTGAGAGAGGGGAAAGAAGATGCCAAAGATAATAACTGAAAGATTAAAACAAAATATAGAGGCTTATTCAACTAGTCCAGAAACTGCAAAAGGGATTTGGGGGGGGAGTGTCAGTTTAATATTATCAAGTAAGTTAAATAATAGGTTGGCGGGGAAGTTGTTCTATTTAGTAGGAGATAATTATAGTGAAAATCTAGCTTATGGTATTATAAAATTAATGCCTGGGGAAAAAGTTAGAAAAAATGATTTACCAAAACTTTCAGAACAACATGGTTTAACCAATGAACAAATTGAAAAGAAATGGCCAAATAAACAAGTCCTTTATTCATATAAGTTCAAAACCTTAGATATCTTTCCATCCCCCATCCTAGTAAAAGTTGATCCAAAAACAAAAATAATAGAAAACATGGGAACTAATGATGATATTTCTGAAATCGAATTAAATAAAAATCTTTTTAATGATATAATATTAAGTGAGAACTTTATAGGTTTTGAAGGTAACTCAATTTATATAAATGAAGCAATAGATTTAAATAATATTATAAGGGATAAGTTAAGTGAAGAATTACCATTTAGTCAATATGTTAATTTTAATAATGGTAATGTAGAATCAGGAGTTTATAGATTGAAACTTGAAAAAATAAATAATGATGCCACACCATTAGTAGAAGTTCCAAATAATAATAAAGAAGAATTTGAATTTGATGAAGAATTAAAAAGCAAATTGAATGATTCAACAAAATATGCTATTGAAGAAGTAATGTCTGATGATATTGTTATAATACAAAAAAGTGGTGAAGACATATCAGTTTTAAATAAAGGTGAAACCTCTTTTGAATTAACAAAAGAGTATGAATCTGATTTAAAGATGTTATATGGTGGAAGCTATGTAATAAAAGCATATAATTCTGATAAACTACAAGTATTTGATTGTTTATATTTTAATAGTTCAAATTTAACAGAAGATAAATGGTTTAATAGAAGGAACAAACTAAATTCTATGAACTTTAAAAATAATATACAAAAGCTTGACAGCACAGTTGTGGATTCAGTTGATAGCGTTATGATTGCAATTAAGCTAAGGAGTCTTGCAAAATCAGATGTTTCTGTTAAAGAATGTAATTTAACATATAATTTATCAAATGAGTATATTAAAAAATTTGTTTCAGAAGATGTTAGGGTTCATGATGTTTACGTAAATGATGTTGAAGAACAATTACTTACTTGTTCAAACGAGGGGTTCTTTAAAACTTGGAGTCCAAGAATGGCGTATTATTTAGGATTCATAGTTACAGATGGTCATGTCGATTACCCTAATGGTTTAGTTGAGATAATGATTAGTAATGAAGATAAAGAAATACTTAATGGTATTGCAAGTTCACTCGGCGGTATATCCCCAAAACCAATAAATAATTCATTAAGGTTAAGATGGAGATCTAAAAAGATGCTTGAAGATTTAAAGAAATTGAAAGCAACCGGATTAAAAGAATCAAGAACTACTTATAAAATAGTTCCAGAAGCATATAAGTGGGATTTCTTAAGAGGAATGTTTGATGCAGATGGAAATAATTATAAAGGCAGGTTACAAATGGATAATTCTTGTGGTGGATCACTTAAATGGGCTCATTCACAATTTAAAACAATAGCTGGGAAAGATGCACACATATATGAATATACCAAACATTGGAAGTCACCACACCACAAATTAGTTATACTAGGTGAAGGTGCAAAGAAATTACACAAAAAATTATATTCTAGAAAACCTTATCTAAGTAGAAAAGGTAAATTCACTGGTAAATAATATGGCAAGAGGCAGACAAGTTGGAACTACCGAAGTTTCACTAGTAGATATTAAAAAAATAATAGATATGACTCAAGAAGGTTATACTAGAAGAGAAATTGCTAATTCTGTAAATAGGGCGATGGACACGATTTATAGGTATCAGGTCAAATACAAAGTTCTTTAAATAACATTTATAAAGCTTTCGGTTTAGAAAGATATTTAAATACGAATAAATAATACTCTCTATATAAGTTTTTGGTAAATAAATTGGTTGACATAAATAATATAAAACTTCCTTACATTATAAGGGATAAAATACTTATGAGTCCTGGAATTTGGAATAATTTTTATTACTCTCCAGAAGAAATAAGAAATTCTTTTTCTAAAACAGATTGGAAGTCAAAAGAAGTAAGATCACTATTCTTAGATCATGTTGATAACATGAGCAAGGAATGGGTTGGTGAAATACAAAACCCGAGATTAGTTGGGGATGTTGTTAAAGGAGACCTTGTTATTGTAGATAGACCAACAGCCATTAAATTAGCATACGGTGCTAAAATGGGAATATCACCAAAAGTAACAGGTCAAACCGAAGATGGTGAGAATGTTATGCATCAATTTCTCTATGATAATTTTTCTGTCGTTATAAACCCAGCTGTTAAAACTGCTTGGATAAACAATATGGACATGGCTGCTTTTGAAAAAATAAGGAATGAAAAAGGAATGAGTCCTGATGAATTTTATGCAATTCCTATGGACCCGCCAAGTGCAAGTAAATTACCTATTTATGATGTAGCACATGTTAGAAATGCTCTTGCTAGAATAAATCAAGTAAGTGGCGTCTCTGAAGAAGTTTTGAAAAAAGCTTTGAATAAAATAAATGCAGCAGCAAAAAAGTTTAATATTAAAGTAAACGATAAAGAAAAGGAGGAAAATAATATGGATTCTAAAGAAGAATTAGATTCTGTTAGTATGGAAGAAGTAGATCAAGATTTAAATGATTACACTGATTTCGTTAAGCAAACTCGAAAAGAACACCCAGATTGGAGTTTTGAAGAAATTGCAGCAGAATACAAAAAAACACAAACAAATGCACAAGCAGAAGAAAAAGTAAACAAATTACTTGAATTAGCAGATCAACTTATCAGTCTTTCAGATGAATTAAAAGTAATTAGAGATGAAAGAAATGCAGATGAGGAAGAAGAAAAACCTGAAGATGCTAATAAGAAAGAGGAAGACAAACCTGAGGATGCAGAAAAAGATAAAGAAAACGTTGATGACAAAGATAAAGAAGAAAAGAAACCAGAAGACGATAAAGAAGAAGATATGCCCAAAGATGACAAAGAAGAAAAGAAACCTGATGAGAAACCAGCAGAACCAGTGAAACCAAAAGTTGAACCAAAAGTTGAACCAAAAGTTGAAGAAACACCTGAGGAAAAGAAAAAAAGGGAAGATGAAGAAGAAAAAGAGAATGCAGAAAAGGAATCATTAAAAAAACAAAATGAAAAACTTATGCAAAAAATGAAAGAGATGGATAAAAATAACACTCAAAAAATGAGTCAAATGTCTGATCAATTTAATGAATTGAAAAAGAAACTTGACGAACCAGACAAATTATCTGTGAAAACAGTTAATATGTCTAAAAATAATGAACCTAAAATAATGGAAGGTTCAGAAGACAAATGTTTTTTAAACGCATTAAAAGACGATTTAGGAGGAAAATAAAAAATGAAAAAAACAGTAAAAGAACTAGCTAATGAAACTACTACAAGTACATCTGGTATTAGTGATGTTCAAGGAAAAAGATGGTTAAAAAGCATCTTAAAAGCAGCAGAAGAAAATATGTATTTTAAACAATTTGCATATGAAACAGAAGCTGGAGCAGGAATTAAAGATTTATCAGTACCAATTTCAACAAGTAATAAATCATTCACAGATTATACTACACAAGCAACTGCAAGAACTATGACTGAAATTGATAATGTTACAGCAGTAGTATTTACACCAGCACCACACAAATTTGGTGCAACTATTGCAGCAGACGTTATTAGAACTTCACAAGTTGATGTTGTACAATTCGCAAGAGGGCAAATGGCATTAAGTATGTCTGACCAGATTGATACAGCTATGTCTTCATCAATTGCATTAGCAACTACAGGAAGTTTAGCAGCAAATATCTATGGTGGTGACGCAACTACACCCGCAACTTTAGCAACAGGAGACGTTTTTGAATTACCTATGGTATCAGAAGCAAAAAGAGCTTTAGCTTTAAGTAATTGGAGATCAAGTCCTGGGGCACCATTAGTATTATTTATCTCACCTTATGAGGAAAAAATATGTATGGATAGTTCACAATTTACTAACGCAGCAGAATATGGAAACAATGAAGTTGTAATGAATGGTGAAATTGGAAAATACTTAGGATTTAAGATAGTTGTAACTAATAACTTACCAAGTTATGATGCAGCAGACCAAGACGTAGCTATTGCTGGTGGAACTGGTATATGGGGTCCAGATGGACACACTTGTTTCGCTCTAAAAGCTAAAATAGCATATGGTTTAGTATGGGGATTAAAACCTAAACTAGATTGGGAATATGACAAAGACTTAGCAGCTTACAAAATATACTTAGATACAGCATATCATGCAGACACTCTTCAAGATGGTGCAATTGTTGATATCAGAGTAAGTAACGCTTAATTGCGTTAATTTTTTTATTTTTTTTATTATTTAGTTTACCTATTAACACTTCGCGAACTAAATAATTACAAAATACGAGGTAAAATAAAATGAGTAAATATGGATGGAAAAATAACAATTTAATAGCTAAAGATGTAACAATCGAAAGCGATTTATCAATAGAAGGAGATATGTCTTTTGGAGACGCTTCTACAGATACACTTACAGTAAATGGTTTATTTGTATCTGATGGAGATGTAGCTACAGCAATTAATGTATCAGGAACACCAGTTGGTAATGGATTAGATGCAGCAGCAGTATTACAACACGGTTCTTATAATACAGCAATAGCACACGGAACACAAACAGGTCACTTAGTATTGAATACTAATAATATAACAGCTGACACAGGCGCATATTATGTATTTGGTAGTATTGATAAAATAACAACAAGCGATGATAGTACAGGTTACATGAACCCAAGTTATGGTTTTTTATCTGTTGGTCATAACTTAGTAAATGGTTGGGCTGTAAGAGGTAGAGTAGATATTACAGATACTTGTGAAATAGGAGAAATGGCAGGATTGCTTGGTACTATGGAAGTAACAGCAAGTAAGACAATTACTCAAACTGGAGCACCACCTTTAGCAGCAGCAATACTTAGTGCAACTATTGGAGCAAGTGCAGCAGTAGAGCAAGAAGTTATGTGTTTAGAAATTAGACCACTTATTAAAGCAAATATAGTAGGTTCAAGTGCTGGTATTAGAGTTAATGTAAATTGCTCAAGTGCTAATTACTTAGACTATGGTATTGATATTAGAAGTATGAGTGCTAATCAAACAGCAGCTATGAGAGTATTATTCACAGGCGCAAGTGCATCATTACCAGCAGCTATTGTTTTAGAAGGACAAACTACAAGTACTTCAGTTATAACAAGCGGTATTAAGATGCAAGGTTCAACAACTTACTTTGCAGACTTCGATACAAGCGTAGATGCAGCACCATTCACAAAGAATAGTACTAAGAAATCAGGAACTTGTTCAGGTTGGATTTCAGTATTAGACCAAGATGGTACAATAGGTTATGTGAATGTTTACACAAATTAAATAACTTTTTTCTTTTTTTTTTGATTAAAAAAATAAAATAAAGGTGAGAAATAAAATGAAATTAAATATGTTAGAAAGATTAAAAATATTACAAATGTTACCAGAAACAGGAACTTTTATCACGCTAAATATTATTCAGAAATTTAAAGAGTCATTAGCACCAACAGAAAAAGAGTTAAAAGACTTTGAAATGGTTGAGAAAGATGGTAATATTACATGGAATAAGAAAGGCACAGAAGAAATTGAAATTGTTATTGGTGAAAAAGCAACAGATGTAGTAGTAGAAGCACTTGAAAAATTAGACAAAGAAAAAAAGTTAACTAATCAATATTTAAGTGTTTACGAGAAGTTTATTAAAAACAAAGAGGAATAATAAAATGCCAACAATAAAAGGACCAATAAAGATCAAAAATGGATTTAATGCTAGAGAATTTTTAGAAAAACACTCTAAAGATGCCAAGATTAAATTACCATTTTCAGCAACAGGATGGAAA